CGCGACATAGGGAATGTGGGGATAGCGCGACACCCCAATTTTTTCACCCCACTGGTTCCCTGAACTACCCACGAAAAACCAGTCTAGTACCACAACACAACATGAGCAAACCATCATGCAAACCTATCGTCCCAACACCCTGCTGTCTATCGACACCAATGCCAAGACCGTGAAAGGTCAGACCCTGGGTTTCCTGACCGGTATCCTGTACATGGCGCCGGCTGCCCAATCGGGTTTCCAGGTCTGTCCCATGGCAAAACTGGCAGGCTGCGAAGCACCGTGCTTGTTCACAGCCGGCCGTGGTGCCATGTCGTCGGTCCAGACCGCGCGCATGAATCGCACGGTGCTGTTCTTCACGGACCGCGAATGGTTCATGCAGCAATTGGTGCGTGACATTGAATCCCTGGTGCGTAAGGCTGCACGCAAGGGTCTCACACCCCTGGTGCGTCTCAATGGCACGTCCGATATTCGGTGGGAATCTGTGCGCATGGCCGACGGCCGCACCATTTTCGAGTGCTTCCCTGACGTGCAATTCTACGATTACACCAAGCTGTCAAATCGCAAGGATATTCCTGCGAATTATGACCTGACGTTTTCCTGGTCCGGTGTTGCGACATTCGACAAGTATGCGCAGCAAGCACGTGCCAATGGCATGCGTATTGCTGTCGTTTTCCGCACCAAGGATTCCATCCCTGCCACATTCCAGGGTATGGAGTGCATTGGTGGTGATGATTCCGACGTGCGCCACCTAGAGCCCCAGGGTGTGGTGGTTGCCCTGTATGCCAAGGGTCCTGCCAAGAAGGATACAACCGGTTTCGTGGTTGACACCCCACGCATCATCCCGATCCTCCAGGCTGCATAATAACCCTTCAGCCGGTGTGGTTATCCATGCCGGCTGAAGTACCCACGAAAAACCAGTCTAGTACCACAACACAACACGAGCACATCATCATGCCATTCCAATACGTCAGCCCAGAATCACGCGGCCGTGCCGATTCGTACTACGGTCGCAACCGTCGTCCCCATTATTTCGATGCCATGGGTGATAGGGTCGAATCCGACCGCATGACAGAAAACGAAATCCTTGCCTACAACGAAGGATACGACGAAGCAGAGAGCGAGCGATTCTGCAAGGATTGGGGTCACGATTAAAGTACCCACGAAAAACCAGTCTAGTACCACAACACAACCCAACCCAACCTCATTGGAGCAAACCATCATGACCAACACCACCAACACCATCCCCACCCTGGTTCCCAACATGGAAGAGCACGGTGGCGCATTGATCTTCATCAACGGCCGCAAGTGCTCGTTTAGCAGCGTGCGCAGCTACACCATGTACAACAATGTTACGTATGGTGAAAACGAAGACCTGGACGAGGCTGTCGCACGTGCTGCATCCAAGCATCATCCCCTGTACTGGATTACCCTGCACGGGTCGGTCCTGTGTGGCGATCCTGGGTTCTACGATCGTGAGGCTGCACGGTGGGCAAATGCGCCCCAGGTCCAGGCCGGCGACATTGTGGAATACGAAGGAAAGCAATTCAAAATCACCCCGACCTGGAACAATAATTTCAACCCCATCCCTGTCTGAAGCACCCACGAAAAACCAGTACGACACAACCCAGGAGCACAGCACCATGGCCGACATTCGCAACCCCGACGCATACCAACGTGCAACCCACCATTACATTGTGGAAAACGCGAAGAAGACGTGGCGCGCCAATACCCCACGTGCCACCGAAATTGAAGACGCGCTCTGTGCCGGCCGTGAGCACGATGGCATGTCATTCGTGCGCTATATCGACGGTTTCCTGGGTTCCCTGGCGCAGGCCTTCGATCGGTTTGGCAAGCTCACTGATGCCCAGTCCGCGGCCGTGCTGAAGGGTATCGACGCACGTGCTGCCAAGCGTGCACAGTGGGATGCCGAGCGTGCCGAATTGAATGCGCGACGCGTGCACGTCGGCACTGTGGGTGAAAAGCTGACCCTTACCCTGTCCGTGGTGCGTCGCATTTTCGTGGACACCCAGTATGGGTCCCTGTCGATCTTCATCATGGAAGACGCGGACCGCAACGTGATTGTGTACAAGGGTAACGCGGACTGCATTTCCTGGGACGGTGACAATATCCGCGAGCAGAATGTGCCCTTCACCATCACAGCGACGGTCAAGGCCCACGAAGTGCGCGAGGGTGTGCCACAGACCATCATCCAACGACCGAAGGCCCCGAAATGAAACCTACAGACAACATCAGCACCGTGGCGCCGGCCAAGGGGAAACCCGAGGCCCTGCTGTGCACACGGTGCCACACAACCCTGTACCTATACCCTGGCGCGCGACGCATGCGCGCCACATTCCTGAAGACGCACGCGACGTGCGCAGCACCGGTCCCTTCCAAGACCGACCCATTGACAATTTTCAACAGCATCTGGAGCAAATAATGGAACTGACCCAACTCACCAACATGATCAACCTCATCATGTCATTCGCAATGTACGCACCCATGTTCGTGCTGTTCGTATCGGTGGTGCTGCTGATGATTTACACGGACCGCAAGGGTCTGTGAAGTACCCACGAAAAACCAGTCTAGTATCACAACACAACCGGAGCACACCATGTTCACCATCGAAGAAATCCGCGACGATTATCCGCGCACCTTCAAGTCCACCGGCGCGATCGCTGCCGAAACGTCGGTCCTGCCGGACGACGGATCCTGGGCAATCCGCCTGACCGGGCACTACACGTATGACGAACTAATTGCCCTGGCACAAGACCTGAAAATGATCAACGAGTCCACACGGTACCGTGACAAAGGCGCCGCATATCGTCAATCCTAATCGGAGCACATAACCATGGAATACCCACAATTTGTTCTGCGTGTTAACGGCCGCGAAGTGTGGTCCCTGTGGGACCCGACGGCCGAAACCTATGAACTATTCGCAGAACCCGAGTGCAAGACATTCGTAGGCTGCGCAGACACGATCCACGAGGCGCGCAGCATTGCCAGTGACTGGCTAATGGAGGCTTGATCATGAACAAATTTCACAATCTGAAATCCCTACAACACGCGTGCTCGGAAGAACACCAGAAGGCCTTGATTCGCGCCAAACGCGAAATGGGATTCGGTGGCGTGTTCGCATCGCGCGGCCGGTATTTCTACGCATTCGACGACAAGGGCAACGTCATGGCCGGCGAGGCCGAATCCCACCCTTGGAATGGCACCATGAAGCAGCTACGGTCCGCGATCGAAGACGCGCGCATGTTGGGCGCCCACCGGCTTGAAATCTGCTGTGGCATCAACTGGGCAGAGAGCCCCCAGGCCATGGCCGACTGGGACTATGTCCCCTGGGTGGAAGAATGGCGGATTGACGTGTGGGTGGACGAAGTACCCACGAAAAACCAGTCTAGTACCACAACACAACCGGAGTAGATCATGGCATCAGAAATTCGCATCCTGACACAGGACGTTAAGAACCCCAACTTCGATCGGCGCCGCAAGTACGGACCCGACGCACGGGAATCATTCCCTGCCGGCACTGTATTTGATTATCGTGCACCGCAACCGGACGTGAGCACGCTAGGCACCGTGTTCCTGAAGGGTGGTGGAAACCTGAGCGGTCTGGCCGAAGAATTTTTCAAGAACAGCCAACCCCACATGCCCACGACATTCGCGGACCTGATGATGGACATGGGATTTTCACACGCCGACGTTTTCTCGGTCGATGTTCTGGAAAAGCTCATCAGCACCGGCGCCGTGTCTCTGGACATGGTACGCAAGGCCGCACAGGCTGTTTTAGACGAGGAGTCCAAGCAATGAAAACATCACGCAAGCTGCTCGACGCCGCAATCCAAGCCGGCCTGACCGCAGGGGAGGCCCTGGAGGCCTTCCACGAACCCCATCCCGCCATCGACAAGGCGCGCGATATGTACCAGAACGACGACGTGCAAGTGGACTACAACGCGCTGACCAGTGAGGCGGCCCTGGGCACCTGGGTCCAGGCCTGGGTGTGGGTCCCCATCGACGACCCGGCCTGAAGTACCCACGAAAAACCAGTCTAGTATCAGCAATCAACCACAGCCAAGAAAGGCACCATCATGACCACAGCAATCGACTTCCTGCTCACCTTCGCCAACTCTGCCGACCTGAAGACCCGCTCGCGGGCCCTGGCGGACAAGATCGACGCATCGACCGGTTTCATCACCGTGACCTTCGTCAAGAAGGATGGCACCGTGCGCAAGATGAACGCACGCGTCGGTGTCACCAAGCACCTCAAGGGTGGCACGTCAACCCTGGACGCATCCCAGTTTGTCACGGTCTACGACATGACCAAGGGTGCATACCGTGCCATCAACCGCGACACAATCCTGGAAGTGACTGGAGTGTAATCATGAAGATCAACGCGACGTTTTATTCGGACCCGGGCCATGGGTGGTTGGCCGTTAAGCGGCACATCCTGGAGCAGTTGCACCTCCTGCACCGGATCAGCACCTATAGCTACCAACGTGGCGCCACCGTGTATCTGGAAGAGGATTGCGACGCGTCTCTGTTCCTGTCGATCGCGCGACACTTCGGTGAGGTCAACATCACCGACAAGTTCACGGACAAGCGCAGCCCCATCCGGTCCTACGACAGTTTCCATCCCTGATCAACCTGGAGTACATCATGCAGCCCTACCAATCCGATTTCATCCGCACGATCGACCACCGCACACGCATGCCGATCGACCCCATGAATTTCCTGCATGCGCAGGATTATTACGATGCCCTGGCCGAGCAGGAACTGATCACGCCGCAGGAATTCCTGTTCATGTTGCAACACGAGCAGTTCTATGCCGAGATGGCCGACGCACCCACGGACCACCTACGGGAACGTGCCCTGCGTGTCTGTCGGATCCTTGCAAACCTGGAGAGCCCTACCTATGACGAGGACGAATACTGAAATGAAGAACGTATCGATCGAACGTCGCGTCACCGCGACCATCAACCTGACCCCTGACCAGTGGGCACTGTATAGCAGCATGGAAGGGGTGGACGTGGCCTGCGAGGAACTGAACCGCGCCGCAGAGGCGGCCGTCGCGGCCGCCAGGGACCCATCCCAGGCCATGACACTGATCTACCCTACCCTGCGCAAATGGCAGGAAATGGGCGCCCTGGATACCGAGCCCTTGTGGACCGCATCCGCACTGTTCAACGAATGTTTCTACGGAGCTACCCGCCATGAAGACAACTGAGCCCACCATCACCGAGTACGACGGTCCCGACAACATCTACGTGGAGGTGGCCTTCGGCGATTTCGAGAGCCCCTTCGAGGTGTACCGCAACGCGTACAAGTACACAGAATGCGGGCCTTCGATCGGCTTTCTCATCCGTGACACAACCGAGAAAGAGCAGGACCGGTGGTACTACGGAGATGAACTGCGGCAGTTGGGGTCCTGGCGGACCCTGGAAAAGCGCGGGTGGTTAATCACGCACATCAGCATGCACTCGATTGTCGAGGGCATCAACGATTCGACGAATATGCGTTTGATCAACGTATCGGAGCCCGCCCTGGAGTGTTGCGCGATCCCCGAAGACATGGACGAACTGCCGGCAACCCTGCGCCGGGTGTTCTACGAATGCCTGGACGAGGTGGACCAGGAAGCCGCAGCCCTATGGATAGGCACGCACGGGTGTGATGTGTGCGCAGACCATTTCGGCATCTCGAACGACGAACTGTCACCGGTCTGGACCGACTGCCCGAATTGCCTGGGCGAGGGTGTTACATTCTGACACACATTGCCCGCGGTGATAAAAGGCAAGTTTCCGCGAAGTACCCATGAAAAACCAGTGTAGTACAACCCTGTCAACCAAGTGAGGTAAACCATGAAATTCGCAGCAGCAAACCCCCGCACCGCAATGAACGAGCACAGAGACTGCGTGGTCCGTGCACTGTCCCTGGCATTCAACCGCGCGTACCAGGACGTGCACGCGATATGCGCAGCGGCCGGACGCAAGCCCGGACGTGGCATGTACGCCAACCAGATCGACGATGCACTCAAGGCCCTGACCGGAGACCCCAAAGCGAAGGCAGTCTGGACCTGGGAATACATGAGCGCAAAGCGGCCCACGTTTGCCCAGTTCGCAAAAGAAAACCCCGTCGGACACTTCGTCGTCAGCAAACGCGGCCACATGGTGGCCCTGATCGACGGTGTGTACCATGACGCACACCCGAGCGGCTGCGGAGCGCGCTGCCGTGTCATCAGGCACTACCGGATCAAGTAATGGAACCACGCAAGCAATACGACCCGCATTGGCCGTTCCCGCAGTATGACGAGAACGGCCAACAGCTACTCCCGCCAGGGTGGAACCCTGACAAGTTCACACCTCCGCCGAAGTTCGATCCGTTCGACCCGGCGGAGGGTTACCAGGAGGCCCCATTTTGAAGATCAACACCGACGACATTAAAACCAACGGAGCCCACGAGCAGGGCTGCATGGTTATCAAGTACCGAGAACTGGTCGAGATATTCGGTCAACCCCGCGCCCCACTGGGCGAGGATTCAGACGCCGAATGGGATATTGAATTCGACGATGGTGCGGTGTGCACCATCTATAACTGGCGCAATGGGCGCCGATACCTGGGCCCGAAGGGGCCCACTGTGGAGCAGATCGAGCTTTGGCAGATCGGCGGCCACAAATTGTTCATTCTCTTCAGCATCAACCGCTACATCAACGAAGCCCGAGAGGCTAGAAAGGCACTACATCATGGCTAAGATCCCCGTCACCGGTCCCCTGAACCCCATGGACGACCCCCTGTGCACAACGCAGCACTGGATCACGTTCCTGGGCCTGCTGACCGAGTTCATGGAGCACTACAGAGAGCACATCCCGGAGCAGGAAGCTATCAACGTCCTGCGGGCCTTCAATCTCCTGGCCGACACCGACAAGCTGCAACGTGTGGCGCGCGAGCGCGCCATCCGCGCGCAGTACGAGGTCAAGGAAATGCAGAACCCCATTTTCTATACCAAGGTCGATCCGATGAAGCTGAACTGACATGGGCATTTACGACACCGTACCCACACGCCAAGTCGTCGATGGTTTTGACCGCGCCGTGCCGGTCGAGCATGCGGATGCCCTGAGTATCTTCCTGCGCGACAAGACCGGCGCACAGCGATTACTGCACCGTATCGCCATCAACGAGCACACAACCCTGGAACTGGCAAAGGATAACGCACGCGCGTATATCCAATGGCACACCAAACAATTTGGAAAGGCAATCAAATGAGCTACGAATACTACAAAACCGAATTCGACAACAGTTTCACGATCCGCGCGATCGAGACTGACGGTGGGGTTATCTTCTGCCAGGATTCCCAACCGCTGTCTACGACCATGTACTGGTCGATCGCGGACGCGCGCCGGATCGCGGCACAGATCCTGGCGGCCGCCGATGCGGCGGAGGTCGAGACCGCGGCCAATGACGCGGCAGAGAAGGCCAGAAAGGCGGCCCAGAATGCCGCGGCAGCCTAGTCACCTGATCCGGAACGATCACGTGGATTGGGGCGACCGGGACTACCAGTACGATGTATTCGGTATTCCCCGGTCCACACCAAACAAGCTATATACCCATCTGTACGATCCGGGCGACCCGGATCTTGCAGATCGGGTCAACCTAGGGTTTACCTTCATAAGCCCTGACCATTTGGAGGACGACTGGGAATGAAAACCTTCGGCATCATTATTCTGATTCTCGGGTGGCTTTTCTCTACGGGCGGATATACAATGGAGATTTACGCGATGATGGCCGTGGGCCTAGCGTTTCTTCTCTGGGGTATACATGCCGACTCAAAACGATAGTTCGTCACTGACCAATTACCTTCGACGCCTGCACAAGTTCCAAACACTTTCGCATGCGGAAGAGGAAGCCTTGTCGGGCATGATACGTGCCGGCGACGCGGCAGCATTGGAAAGACTCGTCACTCACAATATGCGCTTCGTCGTTTATGTAATCAAGTCGAGCCCGCAATATGCTGCCAGTCGCATACCCTTTGACGACCTAATCGGTATCGGCAACGCGGAGCTACTGAAGGCCGCACGCCGATGGACACCGAAGAATGGTGCGCGGTTCTCCACGTATGCCAAGGGATTCATTCAACGCGGCATCCGCCGGTCCCTGGACAACGAATGGAGCATGATTCGCATCCCCGTGAACGTGGCAGAGCAGATCCGCAATCTGCGCTACACCGAGCGGCGCCTGACTCAAGAATTGAAACGTAAACCAACCCACCACGAGCTTGCCGATGCACTGAAACTGCATGAGAGCAGGATCGAGGAACTAATGTCGATCGACAGCCTGGAGCCCATGTCGATCGACGCAAACCAGGGCCAAGGACGGCCACGAGAGGAAATCGAAGAATGAGCGACATTACACCGGTCCACATGCAGACCGTCAAAACCGATGACGACCACATCACCAAGGTTATCGTCACCAACGCCGACACCGGCGAGCACATCCTGGATTTTCTGTGGGACGAGCGAGACGAGCAGACCCCAGAAAAGCAAAAGGAATTCCACGAATGGGTAAAGCACATCCTGCAATCGAAAGGACTAATCGAATGACCACGCCCCGCAAAACCGGTAGTTTCGTGACCATGACACCCCCTGGCATTTCGCTGTCGTTCGACGTGCGGCCTGCCCAACTTGTCCTGGAAAAGAATGAGACGTTCGAGGTGGCCTTCAACGACCCGCGCATGACCGACCAGGGATTCTCTGTGGGCGAGCGCAACCGGGCCCGCCTGCACGTGATGATCGACCGATGGTTGGCCGGCCAGGAGGTCGATCAGGTGGTGGACGACCCCACATACGACGAAGAGCGCATGTTCCTGAGCGGGCCCGAAGAGGCATACCTTCAAGGTGTCGTCGATGCCATGAACGCAGCCAAGAAGCAGATCGAGGGTGGCGAGCCACTGTGCCTGAAGAGCGTCCTGGCGCAGAAAGGAATGTTTTGACATGCTACTCAAAGATTTAGAACGCGGCGACCGGTTTGTCGTCTCCGGACTAAGCGACCCTGAAGGCCTTACGCACAAGGTCTTCATATTCCATCACCTGGACGGTTTGTTCAGCTATTGCACAACCGAGGACCGCAAGGATGTTGTGCACTGGGCCTGGAATACTCCGGTTAAGAAATGCGAGGAGCTATGAAAGTAAAACTCGTGTGGGCAACCCCCGGCGCCGACCTGAATATCGGGTACATGGCGCGCGTATCCAATCCGCAGAACCAGGACAACCCGGACTACGATCGACTGATTCGGTATCTCATCCGGCACAAACACTGGAGCCCGTTCGAGATGGTCAACGCGTGCCTGGAGATCGAGTGCACGCGCGACATTGCGCGTCAGATCCTGCGCCACCGTAGTTTCACCTTCCAGGAGTTCAGCCAACGCTACGCAGTGGCGGACGAGTACGAGTATTCAGAGCCGCGCCTGCAAGACGCCAAGAACCGGCAGAACAGTATCCCGGTCCAGGACCGTGAACTGCACCAGTTCTGGGAAGAGCAGCAGCGCGACGTTCTGATCGCGGCCAAGGCAGCGTATGGAGCCGCACTGAACGCCGGCATCGCCAAGGAAGTCGCGCGCAAGGTCCTGCCCGAAGGCCTGACCATGAGCCGGCTATACATGAACGGGTCCCTGCGCAGTTGGCTGCACTACGTCGATATTCGCACGGACCCATCGACCCAGAAAGAACACCGGGACGTTGCCATGGAATGCAAACGCATCCTGGCAGAGTGTTTCCCGATGAGCATGAAAGCATTTGACCAAACCAAGGAATCAACGACATGAACGCATTTGTACAAGCCTTTTCCCCGCGCATTGAAAAGCACGAGATTCATTACTTGCGCAAGATTGTGCTGTGGACCGTGCCACTCCTGACCCTGGACATTATCCTGATGATTGCACTGAAGCCCTATATTGGGGACCTATTGCAGCAAGTGAAGGGTATCTGCCAATGAGGCGCGAACTACTAATCGGCTGCGGGTCTGCGCGCGACAAGCGCATGACGTGCAACGGCACGAACACCTGGGAAGACCTGACGACTCTGGACTACAACGCGGACCACAAGCCAGACGTGGTGTGGAACCTGATGCGGCCGGAGCTACCCTTCGACAGCGACACGTTCGACGAGATGCACGCGTACGAGGTCCTGGAGCACCTGGGAGCGCAAGGAGACTGGCGGACGTTCTTCCGCCAGTTCAGCGACTACTGGCGCGTCCTGAAGCCCGGCGGGCACCTTCTAGGCACATGCCCGTCGCGGCACTCTGCCTGGGCCTGGGGCGACCCGTCACACAGCCGCTTGATCACGCCCGAGTCGATGATCTTCCTGTCACAGCCGGAGTACACGCGGCAAGTCGGCCACACAGCAATGTCCGATTTCCGATTCGTGTACAAGGCAGATTTTGAGATTATCTATTCGCACGATGACAAGGACACATTCCGATTCGTGCTGCAAGCAATCAAACCCTCAAGGATAAGCATATGACCGACAACGAAATCATGAGCATGGTGCAGAAATCCACCGCACCGGATCCCTACGACAGCGACTTCTGGGTCCTGACCCGCAAAGAGATTCTGAATTTCGCACACAACCTTATTGTGGCCGAGCGTGTGGAATGCGCGCGGGCCTGTGAAGGCCGGTATATGGGCGACAACAACCGCGAAGATATGGAAGCGCGCCGCTGCGCCGACGCTATTCGAGCCAGGGGGCAGACATGAACTGTAAGCACGATGAGATTGTTTCTTTCTACGACCCGGCCAACGCCGGCGGCCCCATTATGTGGGCCTGCAAAAGTTGTTGGCATAAGTTCGTGCCGATGGACCAACTGATGAAGGAAGTGGCCGACGAGCGTGAGGCGTGTGCGAAGGTGTGTGAATACATGGCCTTGCACACCGATGGTCTGCGGACTGCTGCACTGGAGGAGGCGGCAGAAAATATCCGGGCCTGGGGAATTAATTTCGACCGACTTCTCGACGCCCAACGGCTGTCGTCCAGGCCGCCGCCATTGAAGAAGGGGGAAGTATGAGCAATGAGCCTTTGATTGACGGATACCCGCTGTGTGGCGGAATACCCAAACCCAAACTCACACCCGACGACACCGCCCTGCTGCGGCAGGCGTTGGACTGTCTTGAGAACCACGTGATGCAGCGAACGTATGCTAGTGGCGTGGTTATCTGCAACACCGCAATCGCCCTGCGCGAACGACTGAAAGAGAAGAAATGACTCAAAATGGAATCCCACAAAGAAAAGAATGGAGGCCGCACCGGTTGGCCTCCGGGGCTGTTGCAAGATGACAGCAAGGAATTAAGCCGGTGGTTCGCAAGCCGGCCGGACGCGCGCTACCAATTGCGCCGGGTCCTGGCCGAAATTAAACCCCCTGAAAGGAAACCCCACAATGAAAAACGCTAGAACCTGGGCCCTGGCGGCCACCATTGCCATCACCGCGGCGATCGTCGCATGCGGCGGAGTTGCGGACGAAGAACGACCGACCGCATTCCAAATGGACCACGACGTGATGTACATGATCAACGCCGGCGCCGATGAAAATCTGAACGCCGGCGCCGACGAGGATATGACTGCCGAGGATCTGGAATCCCACCAGGAAGCTATCCGCCCGCACATGGAGTATTGGTCCGGCGTGCAGCGACTCGTCGGCCAGGGCCACCTGGAGTGGGTGAAGGGCGTGGATGGATACAGCCTGCAAAAGCGAGGGACCCAATATTGAAAACCCTTTTTGAATTCGTAGCAGTTGCCTGGGTGACCGCGTTTTATGCCGTGGTCCTCCTGGCACCTTTTGTAACACTTGCCCTAATCGTCAAATTCATCACGCAATGAAAAAACTTATCGCCATTCTTCTCATGGCCGCCGGCGTGGCCTCCGCCCAGACCACGGAACAGCACATCATGAAGTTCCCAAACGGCACGGAGATCCTGTTCACGGACCGGCCCTGCCAACTTGGGGACGGCAAGTTCCAGGACCTGAAGTCGGCACTTGTCTTGCCTAAAGCCGGCGCTCTTGTCATGGGTTGTTGGGCCTACAGCCCCTCCAGACAGACGATCGAACTGGTTACGGAGGACGGAAAGGTCCTGGTTCTGCCTGCCACGACCCAAAAAGCGGGTCCCCGGGATCTGCGCACTTGAGTCAAAAACGAATCCAAGACGGCGACCCAGGACAAACGCGTGTTTGTCCAGGTCGTTTGAAATCAAGCACTTAGCCCTGCAATCCTCTACCCTTTCTTTCTATTGTCTTAACTGTCTTACCTTTTTTCATGAAAAGAGAAGAAAAAGAAAAAAGAAGAGAAAAGTGCTATAGTAAAAGGTATGCACGATCTTGAGCCATGACCCCATGACACCTAAGACTCCCTGGAAGAACACACCATGACCAAACCGACCGCACTGCCCGTTATCTTCACCAACATCCCTCTGAGCCTCAAGAAGGTGCCCAGATGGGTCCTCTGGCGCTTCGTGGAGCTTGGGGAAGGGGAAGGTAAGCGATGGGCTAAATTGCCGCTCCAGGCGACCGGTATGGCCGCCAGTAGCACCAACCCGGCCACGTGGACCGACTTCCTGTCCGCCGAAGAGGCATACGCAACCGGCGCATTCGACGGGGTGGGGTTCGTGTTCGACGGATCCGACAATCTGGTCGGCATCGACCTGGATGACTGTTACGATTTGGAACAGGGCAAGCTGCACGGCCCGCACGCCGATCTGCCGGCCAAGGTGCCTGGGTACTGCGAGATTTCCCCCACCGGCACCGGCGTGAAGATTTTCACCCTGGGCAACATGGGCGCCTCGCACGTGGACCACGAGACCGGCATCGAAATCTATCCGCGCGGCCGCTACTTCACCGTGACGGGGCACACCCTGGGCGGCGCCGTTCCGGACACCGTGGTGGACCTGTCGGCCCTGGTGCCGGCCCGATCGACCATGAACCCGGGCGACGACTTTGCGGACTACAGCGCGCCCGTGGATTCGTACGATCTGGCCCGCGTCGAGACGGAGCTTCTGCCTTACTTCGACCCCAACTGTGGCTACACCGACTGGCTGAAGGTGGGCATGGCCCTGCACCACCAGTTTCGCGGCGACTTCGAGGCCCTGGAGCTTTGGGAGCGGTGGAGCTACCAGGACGGAAACTGCCCGAAGCATTCGCACGGCGCATGCGAGACCAAGTGGGCTACCTTTCAAAAGCGCGGCGGCGCTACCCTGCGATCGCTGATATTCACGGCCAACCGCACGAAGCGCGAAGAATCGATGCGCAACGGCAATATCATCCTGCCGGCCGGCCCGCTGAATCACGCACGCGAATTCCTGGAGGCGTATTACTCGTCCGAAGAGGGCACGCAACTGGTTTACTACACGCAGGATTTCTTCGTGTACACCGGCACGCACTACGAAATGGTGGAAGAAGCGGTTGTCCGATCGCAGCTATACCAGTTCCTGGACCGCTGCCAGAAACTGGGCCCGAAGGGCGAGATCCTGAAGTTCGCGCCGACACCCCAGTCGGTATCCGCCGCCCTGGACGCTACCCGGGCCCTGGTGATCCTGGCGGACAAGCAAGAGGTCAAGCCCCCAGTGTGGTTGGGCGACGCAGCCAAGGACCGGCCAGAGGCCTCCAAACTGGTGAGCCTGGAGAATGGCCTGTTCCATTCCGAGGACAGCGTGCTACTCCCGCACACGTTGAAATTCTTCACCAAGAACAGCCTGCCGTTTGCCTACGACCCGGCTGCGGACTGCCCGACCTGGGAGCGGTTTCTGAAGGACATTTGGCCCGAGGACCAGGAGTCGATCGACTGTCTCCAGGAAATCTTTGGCTATATCCTGTCGGGCGATACCCGGCAGCAGAAGTTCTTCAACGTGATCGGCCCGCGCCGCTCCGGCAAGGGCACGATCAACAAGGTCCTGGTGGCCCTTCTGGGGCAGCACAATACCGTGGCGCCGGAACTGGGCGAGCTATGCGATACCTTCGGCCTGCAACCCTGGCTAGGCAAACTCCTGGCATCGTTCACGGACGCACGCGCGCCGGAGCGCAACCGCGGTGCCGTCGTCTCGCAACTGCTGCGGATCGTGGGCGGAGATACTGTCACCGTCAACCGCAAGAACAAGGAAGCCTGGAACGGGTATCTGCCGACCCGTATCGTGATTTACTCGAACGAAATTCTGCAACTCAGTGAAAACAGCAACGCCCTGACCGGCCGAATGGTTGTGCTGCGCATGACCAATTCGTTCTACGGTAAGGAAGATGCGGATCTGTCCAACAAACTGATGGCGGAACTGCCGGGTATCTTCAACTGGTCCCTGGAAGGCCTGCGCCGGCGCGTAAACCGTGGCGGATACTTCATCCAACCCAAGACCGGCCAGGAACTGACCGAGATGATGGAAGAGGTATCTAACCCCCTGGGCACATTCTTCGACGACGTGCTTGTCCTGGAGCCCGCCGGTTTTGTCCTGAAAGAAGATGTGTTTACAGTTTATAAGAAATGGTGTCATAATCGAAATATCGTTGTGGGAAGCAGTCTCGCATTCAAGCGTAAATTCCTGGCCGCGACGCAGCACCTTCCAATCAAGGCCAAGCAACGACGCACAGGCGCCGAGGACCGGGCCTATGTTTATGAAGGCGTACGATTTACCAACGAGGCGAAGAAGTACTTGGACAGCATCGACACCGGAGGTACGGAATTTTGAGTAAGAAAGACTGGGGCTACTATCACGTCGATTGCGGGCACTTTCCTGCACAGATGAAACTGTGCTTTGACCGCAAGAGTTTCCAGAAAATCCTGGAGGACCACAACATCACCCTGCGGGCGGAGGCCCTGGTCGATGGAGTCGCGGAGACGCACTTCATCGCCGACGGCCGAAACGCGGTGATCATCGTGGTGTTCGACCTGGACGAATGTATCGATGAGGATCCGTCGTACTTGGTCGGGGTTATCGCCCACGAGGCCACACACGCGGTTTGCCGGGTGTTTGACCATATTGGCGAGCAGAAGGACGAGATCGGGGAAGAGTCTCGCGCGTACCTGACGGAGCATCTGGTTCGTCAGATATTTGCCGGTATTAAGATGCACGTAGAAAAGAATGCTAGAAAAGAAGATCGAGCAACATCTCGGAAAAAGGGTAAAGGAACTGGGGGGTCTGAGCCTCAAGTGGATCAGCACGATCAGCGGAGTGCCGGACCGGATAGTAATCCTGCCCAACTGCCTGCGGATGGTGGAACTGAAGACCGAAAAGGGGATTCTGTCGGAGCGCCAAAAACTGGTGTTTCAGCAACTCGAAAGCCTGGGGTTCCCAGTTACCGTATTGCGATCAAAGGAGGCAGTCGATGATTTTATCCAGAAAACGTGCGTACCGTCGGACCAAGACGGGGTTCCTGTCGGACCTGATGCACAAGGCAAAAAAGCGCGCAAGTGAACGCAATACCCCGTTCGACCTGGACCTGAAGTACCTGGAGTCGATCACGACAGACCGGTGTCCGATCTTCCATACGCCCCTGGTGTACGCGCAGTCCTCCGACCGCGGCGACGAGCGCCCGTCGCTAGACTGCATCGTGCCGCACCTGGGCTACGTGCGCGGCAATGTGGTGTTCATTTCCAACGTCGCCAACCGAATCAAAAGTAATGTGACGGAGCGCGAGATTTACAAGGTGGCAGACTGGTTGCACGCGAAACGGAAGGAAGTTCTCTATGCTCTCGGAAACAATGCTGCACAGCTATCAGCAGGACCTGATAGCAAAGGCGGCAACCTTGCCACATATTGGTTTACTCCTAGAGCCTGGATTGGGAAAAACCGTAACCGTACTAACGATCTTGGCCCGCTCTGCGTCGGGGCGGACCCTAGTAATTGCTCCGAAAAAGGTTGCGGAGAATGTATGGTTGCAAGAATCCGCAAAATGGGAGCACCTAAAGCATCTTCGGGTTTCCCGGGTATTGGGCACGCCCGCGCAGCGTATGCAAGCCTTGCAAGCCGATGCGGACATTTACGTGATCAATTTAGAGAACGTGGCGTGGCTTGTCGAATCAGCCTGGAAAGATGGTTTCTTCAACTACCTCGTTTTGGACGAGAGCAGCAGATTCAAAGACCCGTCTACGCAGCGGTTCAAGGCACTCAAGAAAGTGTTCCGCAAGTTCAGCCGGCGGATTATCGCTACGGGAACGCCCTCCCCGCAGGGCCTGGGCGACCTGTGGTCTCAGGTGGCGATCCTGGACGAGGGACAGCGATTGGAGAAGTCGCTAACCAAGTTTCGCATGTTGTACATGGAGCCGATCGAAAAGAACTGGCACACCAACGTAGTATACAAGTGGGGTGTCAAACCGGGAATGGCGAAGGTCATCCAGAAGAAAATCGCCGACATTTGTTTCAGCCTCCGAGCCGAAGACTATTTGAAGTTGCCGCGGCTTACGAACGTCTACCACAAGATGTGTATGGATCCGGCCATACGAAAATACTACGACCAGATGCGAAAGGAAATGGTCAGTGAAATTGATGGTCAAAAAATCACTGCTGCGACTGCGGCAGCTATGGCAGGAAAGCTGCTCCAGTTTACGTCAGGTGCAATCTACGATGAAGACGGTAACACGACTGAGCTACATTCAGCAAAGGTTGAATTACTGGAATCAATCGTGGAAGAAAACCCGGCACCAACTATGGTTTTCTATCACTTCAAGAGTGCAAAAAAGCGGCTTATGGAAGCGTTTCCGTACGCCGCGGAATTGAACGAGGCAAACATACTGAGGTGGAATCGCGGGGAGATTAAGATGCTGATCGCTCACCCGCAGTCCGGGGGGATTGGCTTGAATCTCCAGTGCAACGCAGGGAACATGGCACACGTCGTTTGGTACGACTTGCCCTGGAGCGCGGAGAACTACATTCAGGCCAACGCACGTGTGTACCGGCAGGGTCAAACCAAGCCGGTCATGCTGCACCATCTGGTCATGGAGCAGAGCATCGACGAGCAAGTCGTTCGAGCCCTGGAGGGCAAGATCGATTCCCAAGACGCACTAATGGAATCACTAAAGCTATGAGTACCGTACACAAGAAGAACGCGTCCGTAACGCGCCTGTCCGACGAAGAGCCGGACCTGATGGAGCAGGAGGACCTGGAGGGGCTAATGAATTCGTCCGACCTTTCGGGTTGGACAAGTGACGACCTGATCGACATTCGACGCATCATCGAAAAGAAGATGCCCGAGAAACAGCGCGAAGTGTTGGAGGCCTATATCATGGGATATACTGCCGCCGACCTGGAGGTCACAGAAAAGTACTGGCGCTATCACCTAAAGCGCGCGATAACGCTGATCAAAAAGGAAATGGGTGTATGACTCAACTGATTGCATTCACCGGCCGCGCCGGCAGCGGCAAGAGTACCGCAGCCATGTACCTACAAAGCATGTACAACTTCAAGCAGGCCAAGTTCGCCGGCACGCTGAAGGACATGCTGAAGAGCCTGGGACTCACGCACGAGCACCTGGAAGGCAACCTCAAGGAACGGCCCTGCGAGCTTCTTGGCGGCCACACGCCGCGACATGCGATGCAAACCCTTGGCACCGAGTGGGGGCGCAACCTTATCGTCCCAGACCTATGGGTCCGCGCCTGGACGTACAAGGTCCAGACCCTGCTGTCTCAAGGCGTGTCGGTGGTCTGCGACGACTGCCGATTCGATAACGAGGTGCAGGCTGTGCAAAATCTTGGCGGAGTCGTCTGCCATATTTCGCGCGGCGAAGAGTTCCACGCCACGGGTGCTGACCACCCGAGTGAAATGGTGCCGGAGAAGTTCGACGTGGAGATTTACAACTTCGGCAAATTTGATGAATTGAACTGGCAACTTAACCGACTGGTGAAATGATGAAATACTATTCAACCTTGATCAACCTGGAAACAGCCCTGATCGACCTGGACGGGTTGGCGCCAATCCTGTACGCTGTCGCAACCAGTGCGCAGGAAATGACGCACGATGAATTGCAGTCCGCACTGCACCGCATCGAATCCCTGCTCCGCAGCGGCCTCGAAAACGCAAACGATAGGTTCCAAGAAGTGTTTTCAGAAATCCGTGATGACACCCACGAGCCCCCAACCAAGAAAGGCAAGAAATGAAAACCCGATTCGATCTTGAACAAGCGATCATGCGCGTCTGGGGCACAAGCGAAGACCTGGACGCGCTTTTTGAACAGTACCTTGATGCGACGATTGCCATGACCGAGGACGAAATGTCCAACGCAATCCTGGGCATCAAGACACTTCACGAATTGCGAATGCAGCAAATGTGGCGCATCTTCGAGGCCCTGGCAGGGGAGAAAAAGATATGAGCAAACTACTCCAACAACTTATGGTCCGTGGGGGCTTTAGCAACAAGGAAAACGTGGAGCTAAAGCGCCAGGAGTTGGCCGGCGCCATCACCCGGATCGTCATCAACGAGGCCCTGGCGGAGGCCAAACAGAGGGCCAAGGCCCGGGACGAGGTGAAGCAACCGAAGAAGATCATCACTGATCCAGAGGATTAGGAAAGGGGCGGAAACGCCCCTTTTCTTGCATTGGTTGAGATATGGGACGACCCCATTTGGACCCAACCAAGCGCCCTTTCTCGGGCGCGCCACCTTAGCGTCACTGTATGGCACCCCCTAAAAAATATCTCTTCAAGCCTGAAATGTGCGACGTATTAGTCGCAATGGGCAAGACTGGCGCATCCCAGAAAATGATGTTCAGTGCAATCGGCATCACGCATAACGTGTCCGAGCAATGGAAGGAAAAGCACCCCGAATACGCCGCGGCCCTGGACGAAGCGATCACTCACTCACAAGCATATTGGGAGCGCGAGCTTCTGGCTAACGTCGGCAACAAGGCATTCAATTCGCGCATCGCAGAGATTGCCCTGCGCGGTCAGTTCCCCAAGGATTACAAGGAAACCCGCGAGCAGAAGGTCGAGGGTAAGGTCGAGGTGGTCATGGATTTCAGTGGCGCCGTCAACGACCTGATCAAAAAACTCCGAGACGCGAAGACCGAATAAAAGCACAAAACGCCCTCCCAAAAGCGGCCCATCGAGGCCGCTTTTTTGTATATGTAGAGTTACCGATCACTCCGATGAACCTGGAACTCTATGACAGCACATGCGATTCTTTCTGCGTCCGCATCCAAGCGGTGGCTAACGTGCACACCGTCCGCCCGCCTGGAGCAGGCCCTTCCCGAGCCCAAACGTCGATCCGATGCGTTTGACTTCAGCAAGGAGGGCACCATGGCGCACTCCCTGGCGGAGGCAAAGCTGAGGTTCCATTACGGCCAGATTTCGGCCGATGAGTACGAGCGGGAATATGAGATCATCAAGGCAACCCCGTACTACAACGAGGAATTCGAGCGATATGTTGACGACTACGTTATCTATGTCCGCAGCCAAGTTGGCGAAGGAGACCGCCCGCTCTTTGAACAGCGCGTGGATTTCAGCGACTGGGTACCTGACGGTTTTGGCACTGCGGATGTCATTATCCTTTCGCCAGGAAGGATCCGTGTTATCGACCTTAAATTCGGACGGGGTGTCTTCGTCGATGCTAAAGACAACTCGCAACTCCGCCTCTACGCGTTGGGAGCATACAGTAAATTCCGTGAAGAATTTCCAGACATTAGGGACGTGGAGTACACCATCCACCAACCCCGAATCGAAAACATTTCTTCCGACTCTACATCAGTAAACAAGCTACTCGACTGGGCGAATTCGTTTGTCAAGACCAAGGCCAAGCGCGCCTGGGCCGGCACCGGCGACTTCATTCCAGGTGATCACTGCCAGTTCTGCCGCGCCAAGCCGACATGCCGCGCCCGCTCGGATTTTGTCAACGAGGTAGCCAAGCTCGAATTCCGTGAGCCGGCGCTACTGAGCGACGCGGAACTGGACCTTGTGTTTTCCCGAGCGGGTCAATTGAACGCTTGGGTGAACGATGTGGAGCGGTTCTTTACCGATCGGGCAATCGAAGACGGTGTGTTGCCTGCGGGCTACATACTGGGCAGCACCAAGCCCCACCGACGCATCACGGACGAGGCCCTGGCGCGGCAAGTGCTCATCGAGAACGG